TTCAAAAAAAAGAATTTAATGTTAGTTTTAAAAACAACACGTTTTCTAACTTAATTGAAAAATTAAAATCTACCGCCGAAAAACTTTATTCTTTTAAAAATAATAAAAGACAAAAACCGCAAGTTTTATTAAATTTCAATAAAGTTAAACAGAAAGGTATAATGACAAAAAACCATACAAGTTTTAATGGTAAGTTTGCACCTTTTGATGCACCATTATTAGACATGATGTTTAATGCGGTTTTTTTAAATCAAACACTATGTTTTACTGCAATTGGACTAACTTTAAGAACACCGGGGAAATTTATTTTTATAGATAAAGTTTCAAGTAGTACAAATAATCCTTTTGATGATAGATTTTTGGGTCAATGGTTAATAACAAAAGTTGTACACCGTTTTGAAAATACAGCATATTTGACAGACGTAACAGCGGTCAAAATCGATGCATTTGCAAAAATATTCGATGAAGTAGATACTAAATAAAAATATGGATAAAAATCTTTTAAGAAATTTTATAAGAGAGAATAAAGCTAAAAACGAAAATGTGAATAATTCTAATTTTCCCAGTATGCCACAAATGGCTGTAAATTTAACAAAAGATGCAATGAATAGTGTAAAAAGTGTTATTCAGGGCAATCCTTTAAACGTAAATGACGATGAAGCATTAAGAAGAAAAGCAATTTGTGAATCTTGCTCTTTCTTTAATAAAGATCAAGAAAGATGTACAAAATGTGGTTGTTATATGGCAGTTAAAGTTTATTTAAAAGCTTCAAAATGTCCTGTTAATAAGTGGTAAATAAAAATTATCAATTATATATTTTGCATGATCATCAACTTCTTGATCATTTTTAACTGTATCCCATTCTAAACGATAATCTGCATGATGTTTAATAATCCTATTATTAACTTTTTCAGTATCATTTGCATCATGAACATCTTTTCTTTTGATAAAGATTAAAAGACCTTTTACTTCATCTTTAAGCCAGTTTACTTCATCATTTGGATATTCTATATATCTTATATCGGGTATAATATTAATACTTTCAGGAACAAATTTAAATTTGTTTATAAAATAACGACCTTTTGTTTTAACTCTCTGCATTTTACCGTATTCTACTAATAATGGTCTGATAAATTCCTTATCTTCGTGGTTTTCTGTATGAGAATCTATACCAAACTTATCCATTAATAATTGATAAACATCATTTTTTACAGTATCACCTGCAATTGACATTCTTTTTGCCTTTATACCCAGTGATGATAAATATCTTATCATTCCTTTACATAAGGTGTCTTTTCCAGATCTAGCTGCACCAGCTATCCCTATAGGAGGGTACAAAATTAAGTCTTCTACCATAAATATATTATAGGAGACATTCTAAATTAATCAATAAAAATATGGCAACCGAAGATAATATCCCAAGTATATTTCCCGATAATCCAGATCCAAATGCGGTTGGGTTGAAAGCTGCCGCCAGTACAGCAGGTCTTCAACAACCAGTGGAATCTTTTCCTAAAGATTCATATGCAGCTACTCCAACACAGGAAGAATTGGATATGCTTGAAATGCAAGCAGCTAAAGCCAATCAAACTGAAGATGATCAAAGTTATTTGTATAAAGCACCACCAGTTGGTGCGAGTTATGATCCAAATTCTGATAAGCAAAATCCTAATGAAGCAAATGCTGCCGCTGCAAAAAAAGCAGCAGCCAATCCTACACCAGAAAACGTAGCTGCTGTTAATTCAAATAATAGTGATGCTCATACTTTTAACAAAAAAGAATTAGAACAATTAGAAAAAGCAACAGGTTTGTCTAATAATACTTTATTGGGAATAGTTCAAGGTATGCCGCATTCAGAATTGGGTATGGTGAAATTTCATTATTGTCAAAATAACATTAACAAATATTATTTATTTTTAAATATGTTAGTATATGGTTTTGATAATAAGATCATGTCATCTTGGAGCAATTATCATTGTTCTTATGTCATAGACAAACCTTTTATTAATGATTTTTACCAAATGGCAAATGATCCATATTTAAAAGATTCCATTTTGAAAAAGACTCCAGCTGGTAAAAAAGGTTGTTTTACTTCGACAGGTTTACAAGGTGTGAATGAAATTAATTCAGATAGACAAGCAAACAACCCAGCAACTGGTTCAAAAACAACTCATCCAAGTCTTGTTACAGACTTAATGGAAAAAATTCATAAAGGTTCTGTTGCAGAACTTGAAGATTTTTGTAACAAAATTAGAACCCATGCTTGGTTGACAATGCCAAAAGGATCTTTTGGTTCTTTAGGAAGACTTGTTGCAGGTATAAACAAAGTTATAGAAACTTTCCAAACAATTGTTAATGATATCTATAATGGTATGATATATTATATACAAAAAGTTTATGCGATAATAAATGGAGCTATTGCTCAAATACAAAAAGCACTGATGCAATTGATAGATCAAATTATCCCATTAGATTTATTATGTTTATTGTTAGATACTTTCCAAACCATATTAGACGATGTGAATTTCTTTACTTCATTGTTTAATATGTCCGGTCCTTTTTTGAATTATTTGAATACGATTCAAAACTTCATGAATACAACTTCTAGTTTTGTCAGTAATCCCTTTTCAACGGTTTCTGCGTTTTTCCCACCACAAGTACAAAATGTAATAAACCAATTTAATCAAATAGGAACCGATCCCGGTGGGTTCTTGTCAGATCAACTTGCAAATTATGGATATTCATATGTTGCTACAGCATTACAAGGTAATATTGTGGGTGCTCTTACTAATAAAATGGGACCACAATATGCAGCATTTAATCCTATTGGTAATTATCTTGCAAAAGCTGGTGCAATCTATAATAGATATGGACAAGGTGCCCAGCTTTTCCCACCAGTTGCAGCTTCTATGGGACCAAATCTTTACAATGGTGGAAGAACAGATGCTTTTGGTAATCCTATAAATCCCGGCGATCTTGGACAAATTTTATCTCAAGACTTTAAAGATCTTGGGAATGCATTTAGTACTTTAGGTGCAGGTGTTTCTGGTGTTGGTGTTGATATAAATACCGGATTAGATAAAGTCGGTAACACCTTAAAGAAATATTTATAAAATGAAAAACGTACCGGGTGTACATTTAGGTATCGTTATAAATACAGTTGATCCTGAAAAGCGAGGCAGAGTTCAGGTTTTTGTTCCAAATATATCAACTACTTTATATGAAGATTGGAATAAAGATGCAGTTGATATTAAAATTACATCTGCTTCATTTAAACCTGCTGTATTAGAAAGACTCAAATCTCTTTTGCCTTGGGCAGAAGTCACAAGTGCATTTTGGGGCGGTTCAACATCTGCACCACAAAACGAAACAACCGGAAAACCAGCACCATCTCCATCGGACAGTACAGCTAATCCTGAAAATAAAAATCAGTCAGCTACGCCTCAAAAAGCACCAACCCAATACCCTGAAAATAATGGAGCAAATAATCCAGATGGTAAATTTGATGGTACAACAAAACAACCTCAAGGGGCACCTGCTAATGTGACTCAAACTGTTGTTAATAGCAGCGGTAAAAATATTGCTTATGATTTAAACGGTTCAAATAGATCAAATCAACTTGAAGGTTGGGCTGGTAATACCGTAACATCTATAAATGTCGGAGGTAGACCTTTTAATGGTGAAACTGACGTTTTTATAGCTGGACCGGGTGGCTTAGTCGGAAGAACTGTTTCTGTTTATAATCCCAATACAAAAAAAACTATAACAGCAGTAATAGCTGATTCATATACTGAAGATCCACACACTACTACATTTAGATCAAATTATGCAGAAATGTCATTAGCAGCTGGTAATATGTTGGGATTAGGCGGATATCAAGCAACAGGAAGTAGTTCCACTGGAACTTTGATGAGCACAAATGATGCCGTACAAATAACATTATTACCAGCAGATCAATATCCTGTCAGAAAAAGTTTTGCATCGATAGAAGATTATAACAATTATATTGGAGTATCGCCTGAACAAAATCAGGCAAATATTGCATTTGCTGAAGGTAATTATCAAAAATTTTTAAACAAAACAAAAAACCCAGCATATGCAAGCCAAACAGGAGAAGGTTCAAAAGATCAAAGAGTTATAAGACCAACTGATCTTGTAAACGCAAACGGTCCTGTTGATGTTGGTGGAAGAGCGGGTGCACCAATGGGTGCTGTTTCTACACCTATGGTAAATTCAAAAGTATGGGTGTTCTTTTTAAACGAGAATCCTAATTTTCCAATTTGCTTTGCTTCTGTTTCTGATGCAGTAACATCAGTATTGTAATATGATACAGTATCATGGTTTTTATCCCGGTATTATAATTAATACAGCTGATCCTGAAAAAAGAGGAAGAGTACAAGTTTTTGTACCAAATATTTCAACTACTTTATATGAAGATTGGAATAAAGATGCAGTTGATATTAAAATTACATCTGCTTCATTTAAACCTGCCGTATTAGAAAGACTCAAATCTCTTTTGCCTTGGGCTGAAATTGCTGTTTCTTTTTGGGGTGGTTCAACATCTGCTCCTCAAAATGAAACTGTAGGAAAACCAGCACCATCTCCATCGGATAGTACAGCTAATCCCGAAAATAAAAACCAATCAGCTGCGGAGAAAAAATCACCTGTAGATTCTCCAAAAAATAATGGAGCAAATAATCCGGATGGTAAATTTGATGGTTCAACAGCAGTAAACACAAATCCAAATGGAAAAAAAGCAATACTTGCAATTGGTACAAATGATTATGATGCAAAATTTTCACCAGATGTAACAAAACAAAATACAATAAAATTAATTAATGATTTAAAAGCAAAAGGATATCAGGTTTATGTTATACCACCAAATCCAAATAAATATGGTGCAACAACAGATGCTGTTGTTTCGGCTGCAAGTGGAATAGCTGATGTTATTAGTATTCCTGATTCTAATCAATATACGGGAGACGGTGTCCATTTAAATGTTAAAACAGTTAATAATATTGCTTCTCAATATAAAGATGCAATTTTTGTAGGTGATAGTAATGCTCAATTATTTAGCGAAGAAGGCGGTATACCGAATTCTAATAATTTTGGAATTAGTGGACAAAGATCTGATGAAGTTTTAAATAGAGTTAATCAAGTGCCAATTTCAGGTGCTGGTCCAGACACAACACAAGCATCAAAAGATCAAAAGGTTATAAGACCAACAGAACTAGTAAACCATAATGGTCCTGCTGATATTGGAAGCAGACCCGGTGCACCAATAGGTGCTATATCTACGCCTATGGTAAATTCAAAAGTAATTGTGTTTTTTCATAATGGTAATCCAAATTTTCCAGTATGTCTTTGCAATATAAACGATTGCATAACTAATGTTAAATAATAAATATTAAATATGGCAACAAATTCAGTACACGAACCAGATATCGTTACAAGTCAACAAGTAAAAGATAAAAGTATTTTAGCTTCTCAAGCGGGTGGTTTTGTTTCTGCAACGGATATAAAAGATGATGAATTTGGTTCATCTGTAAAAAGCGATAATTCACATATTAGTGCAAAATTTAAAGATGGTAGTTTTTGGTCTTTCATGCCGGGTCGTGCAATATGGAAATCAGTTGGTGATTTTTGTATAAACGTACAAAGAGCTTTTACCATAAACGTAAGAGGTGATTCTCAATTTGTTTATGGTGGCGATCATCATATTTTACATAATGGTGATCATTCGGTTCAATATGGTAATCCATCACCAGAACAAAAAGCAGCAGCTGCAAAAATTGCAGAACTTTCAAAAAAAATACAACAAGCCAAAATAGATAAAACAGAAGAAGCCGCAAAAAGTGAACAAGCAATGATTCCTTGTCCCATATGTAAAACAAAACACTTGGATCAAAAAGCTTATGAAAAAGCAAAGAAAGCAATGCTGACTCTTCAAAAATATTTTCCACGTTTACCTATACCTTGGGATGTTATTCAGAAAATAATACAATATGTTATTGCTCCTTTTTTAGGAATATCAAGTTTGCTTTCTTTAAACGGTGGTAAAGGATGTGGTAGTCCGGGTTGTAAAAATGGAAAAATTGTTGATCCACAACATGCTATAAATGCAGGAACACAAGCAGGTATTGCTGCATATAATGAACATAAAGATGAAATTGAAAAAAATCAAAAGATATTATCTGAAAAAGGTCAATCAGTTATCTATCATCATGGTGACACGATGATTCAAGTCGGTATACCCGGTGCACAAAATAAGCAAGATGATCATGCAATGGTAGGTCATAAACTAATACCAACAACTTTACAAGATGCACAGGCTGCTAAATCACAAGGTCATTTTCCAAACACAAAAGGAAGTGTTGAAAATATGGCATATATACCACCAGAAGTTGGTGTTGGTAGTTTGCATTTAAACGTAAATGAACAATTTACGCTTTCAACAGGTACGCCCGGTGTTGATATAAAAAGTAATGGTATTGTTTCGGTTGCCGGTACTAAAATAGACATGACTGCTGATACGGGTGAGCTTACAATATCATCAAAAAATAAAACAACAATCGCCGGTGGCAATGTTTATATAGATGCTAAAAACAGAAGCGGAGATGAAGGTTGTCATATTGATGGAAATACCTATGTTCAAGGTCAATTGAGCATAGAAGGCGATATTGTTTTTAAAGGAAGAGGTCACGTAGGTAGTTCTTTATATGTTCCTCATTTACATATTCCCGGTGAAAGAATACAAGTTACGCCATGTGGTAATGAAAACATGCATGCTGGAATGCCTGTGCACAGTAACTTATTAAAGAAAAGTGCAAACATTTTAGATAAAATAGATAACGCTTTAAAAGTAGTAGGACGAGATCTTGCTTGGGCAGTAACCGGATTTTTTGCAGATTTAGGACTTGCTGCCATAACTAAAAAAGTAGAAGAAACATACGGTACGGTAATGATGGCAATACCTGTAGCAAACGAAGGTCAAACCGTTGGTTTTGCATGGATGCTTTCAAATGTAAATTATACACCCATTAAAGTTATTGGACCAACTGGTACCGTTATAGGAATGGTTGATCCTACAGCAGTCGCTGCTGTTTTTATGCATCCACATACACACTATTCAACTGTTGATACTCACCAGCATAGTCAGCTTATTCCAAAAGCAACATATTATAATACTGAATTTGATATGAGAAGTGCTGCACCATCACCAAGTAAAATTCCTATTCCAGCAGAAACAAATGGCGTAGGAACAGCACCGGGACCAAAATGTATAAGTGCCTGTGGTGGAGGTGGCGGTTCTTTTGGTAACGGAAAAAGTGATAGAGTAAACAATGCTATTTTGCAAAGAAACGCAGCATATGGTATTCAGGGGCTTGATGCATTCAATGGAAATTATGTACCAGTTACTGCTAATTTTACACCTGATGGTAATTTAAATCCTCCACCAGACTTTACAATGCTAAATTGTAATTAAAGGCTTGATACTGCACAAATCACAGTAGATGCATTTGTATTATTAATCGTATCAAAATAAGTTTGCATTGATTGTGGTGATGCAAACAATGTTGCATAAGAGTTTTGTGTCGTTAAATGATAATTAGCCATGATGTAATCGTAAGTTGCTTTACCAGCTTGACCTGATGACATTGCATCATTGTAATCCAAAGGTATGTCTGCAATAGCTTTTGTTTGTGCTGGACCTTGTGACTGAGGAGCACCTTGACAATATGTAATTGTTTTTAAATTTAATAAATTTGCAACAGGTTTAATGCTATCAAGATGAAATTTTAAAAATACAGTTTCTGGATTTGCAGTTGCAGGATCTACACGATTTAATTGCACCATGAAAACCGGTGGTGTTGTATATTCATACAAAGAAGCTGTCCAATCTGGAAAATACAAACCTATGAAATTTACAAAATTTTCAGCAGTACTTTCAATTGCAATTTTTATATTATTCAATACAAAAAATTCAATTTCTTGAGGTTGTATAGGCTCCAATAATTGATCTAATGTAGTACCTGCACTAAGTGGTGGAATGTATACAGCACCATAGTTATATGGTTTTTGACCAGTTAAATCCAAAGACAACAAGATAGGAATTGTTTCTGATTCTTTTATAGGAACACCATCTGAATCACATATATAGTTATCAATAACTTGTGTTCCACCAGATTGCTTTAATTCTGTTTGTGCAATCATTCTAGGTAAGAAGTTAACGTATGTTGCTGATAACACAGATCCTAACGAAAAACGAGGATCGCCAATAGCAGTTAAACCGCTTACGTCTGTATATGGTGTAACATCAAACGGTTCAGGTTTTACTAGAAGAGGATCAATCGTACTGTCATTTGCATTTTTTAATAGCTCACAAAGATAAGGAAGAATGCTAAAATTTCTATCTAAAAATTTAGCAGAACCCGTTGGTAAAAAGGTTTCCGTGAATTTCCCTTGTGTTCTTATACAATCTGTTAAGTTATTAATATCCATATTATTCGTCTAAAAAGTTTTCGTGTTGTTGTTTAAAAAATATTGTTTTGAAAAATTCCATTATAGCATCTCTGTCTCTGGCATTTGAAAAATGTTGTATTAAAATTCTTTCGCCTTCAGTATTATAACCAAATAATAAAAATGTATCTAGATATTCTGTCAACATTTTTTTTAACAATGAAAGATCTCTTAATGCTATTTGGTTTTTTTCGCCATGCTCTTTCATCCACCGATCTAAACTTTTTTGAAGCTCTACATTGTTTATTGCATCAAATACTTTTTTATTTAAAATTTCAATTTCTTCTTTTGACATTTTCTTTACTTCTGCTTTTACCTTTTCAGAAGAAAGAGAAGGACTGCTTGTATCTGTTTTTTTCTTCCTATTGCTTGCCATAATCAGATGACTTGTTGTTTATATTAAATTTAACAAGATATTCTATTACGGTTTCAATAGAACTTGTTTTTAATTTAAATCTGTCTGGTATATATTGTCCACCATCATATAATTCAAAATATTCTTCTCCAAAATAATTTTGATTATTAAAACAAGTTATAAAAACTGAAGTTTTACTTGGATCAACAACTACTGTCCATGATCTAGAATCTCCTTTTGAATAGTTTGTAAAAACTTTATCGGTTACATACCCACAATCACGAAGTCTTTTTATGAAGTATCCAACAGTAGTTATTTTATTCTTTGACATATAATAATTTACCCAAAGTAAATTATTTAACAAGTGTCGAAATGATATATTTTAACTCTGTATTATCATCTTCTTGCGTGTTAAAAACAAATACTTTAAATTGATTATTAATCTTTACTTTAATTGAACTTTTACTAGTTGCTAGAAGCTTAAAAATTTCAATTTTAATGGACATCGGCTCAATAGATTGTCCTTGATAATTGTCAGCAACCATCAAAGAAACATTGTCAACATTTTGCATTGTTTTGTCATCGATTTCTGCAAATACACAATCATCTTTAGAATAAAAATATATCTTATTAACATCGCTTACAAAAGAATAAGCAGTTATAATCTGCTTTATCTTTTCCAAAGATAGTTCAAATGTTGTGTCAAAATTAAGTTTTATAATCTTGTCAACATTAACCGTTGATTCTCTGATAATATCATCATCGACAAGATGATATTTAAAGTGTGTGCTATCATTATTAGCATCATTTACTGATTTGCACATCAAATGATTATTGTTATAAATCATTTTAAATGTTCCGTTGTCACCAAGACAATGCAAACCTGTCAGAAACTTCTTTATGTTTATAAGGTTTAATCTTACATCTTCTTCAAGAGAATTTGGAAGATTTGTCCTAGCATAAAGGATAACGCTATTATCAGCAGACGAACAAACTGTAAATATATAATCCTTATTGGATTTAATAACACAACTTTCTGTAAGTCTGTTTACGGGTCTTAAAAACTTTTGAAGTGATGTCTTTGGTATTGCTATTAATGTTTCAGTCATGTTTCTTGAATTTTACATACTCAATCTTCATACACTCTAACATACCAGCCAAAGACTTGTCAATGTTTTTTAAAGAATTCCTTATACTATCAATGTCACTCCGTGTCAAAACAGACCTATCATTATTCTTATCAGTAGATGTTTTTAAAGTATTCTTTTGTTCAACTGGTGAAGGGACAGCAGTAGGTAATGTTGCTCTATTTCCAGAATCTTCAAATTTAGAAACAAGTTGATTGTTTGTTTCAACTGATTTTATAGATTCAACTTCTGGTGTTGGTTGTTGAACAACTCTTGGCATGTCTGGTACCATTTGCTGAACAATATGTTCAGGAATAGGTTGCGCCCATCCAGCAGGAACTTGTGTTAAGTAACTCTTAGGTGCAACTGTAGCGTTTGGATCTTTAACCTTGCTAATAAAATCATGTATGTTGATCTTATTAGCAGGGTTATTAGTTCTCTCGACTGTCATGTTGTCGAGATTTTTTAATTGTGATCCAATTAAAGCCGCCAAACTAGCGGCTTCATATGCATCTTGTTTTGTCATATCTATTAGAGATCAGCAAGAATATCCTTAAGCTTCTGATCATTATCAGAAAGATCTTCTGTTGAAGAACCAAGACCAGTTTCGATCTCGGTATTAAGAGAATCATCAACCTTGAAATCTTCCTCGTCATCATCAACGCTAGGCGTAGATGCGTTTGAATCCTTACCCAAGAAATGAATGTCCAGAAGATCCTTGATCTCCTCATATGTTCTGACCTTAAAGATTGTATCAAGAGGCTTGAATGAATCATAAACCGAATTGATAGAATCCTCATCATCCAAACCGTCAATTCCAGAAGGAGAAACAAACTTGGAAGCAACATAAGAAGGATATCCACCCTCGTTCTTCTCAACCTTAATGCGAAGATTGCAACCCTTTGAAGAAAGGTCAAAGATCTTACCACCAAACTCTTCTCTATCATCACCGCTGATAGCAGATTCGATAATCTTCTGAAGCTGTGAACCAGCATTAAGAATCTTGACTTGGCCTTCGTTTGAAGGATTGGATGGGTCTTTTACAACAAAGACGTTATAAAGCCATTTCTCGTTCTTCTTGAGAGGCTTGATCTGGTTGATCAATGCATCGTTCTTGGTTGCCCAAATCTTGGAACGATACTCACAGATTGGGCACTTGGCCTTGTAGGTATTTGGACAAATGACAGAGATCTTCTTGCCATGTACAATGCTGTCCCAAATATGTTGCTTGTAGTTATACCAAGTCTTAGACATATCCTCGACATTTGGCAGGATGCGAACAACGTATGTCTTGTCAGACTCAAACTTCAAGAAATCCTTGAAGGAAGAATCGGCGTTGTTCTTGTTGCTAATAATCTCTTGAAGTGAATCAAAGAGGCTTGCGTTGTATTTTGTAGTCATAGTGTTAATCAGTTTATCAGTTTTTGTGTTGTAGTCAATTGTTTTTCGACAAAAGTTCTAATTTTCGATGAAGCTTCCTTCACAAAATCTTTTGTCTTCTTAGATTTATCATATCTATCACGAAATGCAACTAAATTTTGATGTATGTCTTCACCAAAAAGATATAATTCGTCTTTTGGGATATTACTTAAAACATTAAAAATGTTACCCAATTCAAAAAGACAATATGGATTTATTCTATGTTCTCTATAATGATTAAGCCACGAATACATATAACCGGTTTTGTGTGTCAAATAATCGGAAACATCTATATTATTATTCAAACAAAACATACCGATAAACCTCATTCCGTTTTTTATAGACTCAAATTGATTTTCCGGATTGGAATTTTCCTGTTGTTTTTTGTATACAGCGTATGTTTTTAATGCACTTCTTGTAAAAAAGTAATTTAATGGTGGATATTTTTCATCCGGATGAAGCACATTAAACGCCTCAAAATATTCTTCAACATTTATATGATTATAATTTGTAAGAAAATAACTTATTTTCTTTAAATAAGAAATTAAATTTGGATTTAAATCGGAAAAATCTTTTCTATACTGAAAAGGTTCACCTTTTCTAAAGTTTTTTAAATAGCAATTGTAGATTCTTTTTTCAAATTCGCTTACATTACTCATTCTTTTTATTCATTTTTGATCGGAAAATCTTTTTATATACGTTTGGGGTAGATCCTAGATATGCTTTTATGATACTTTGAAGATTGTGTTCATGC